ACATGAGTGCTCAGTCCCCTGTAGGGACGACGTTGGCTATATTAGAGCGGACGTTAAAAGTGATGAGCGCTGTCCAAGCGCGGATTCACTACAGCATGAAGCAGGAGTTCAAACTCCTTAAGACCATAATCCGCGACTACACCCCCGAGGATTACTCGTATGAGCCGGTAGAAGGGCCACCACGGGCTAAGAAATCAGACTACGATCAGGTCTACGTTATTCCGGTAAGTGACCCCAATGCGGCAACCATGTCGCAGAAGGTTGTTCAATACCAAGCAGTCATGCAGTTGGCCCAGCAGGCTCCTCAGTTATATGACCTCCCCTACTTACATCGGCAGATGCTTGAAGTGTTGGGCATCAAGAACGCTTCTAAGTTAGTACCGATGGAGGACGACGAGAAGCCACGCGATCCAGTCTCTGAGAACATGGACATCCTTACTGGCAAGCCGGTTAAGGCGTTTATTTACCAAGATCACGAGGCGCATATCGTTGTCCATATGGCTGCTATCCAAGATCCGAAGATTGCAAAGATGGTTGGTCAGTCACCAATGGCTAATCAGATGATGGGTGCGATGGCTGCGCACATTCAAGAACACGTAGCCTTTGAGTACCGTCGTCAGTTGGAAGAGCAACTTGGCGTACCCTATCCGGCACCAGACCAAGACATGCCGGAAGATATGGAAGTACAGATTTCTCGTTTGGCAGCAGCAGGAGCGCAAAAACTTCTTGCTCGCAACCAAGCCGAGGCATCACAGCAGCAGGCACAACAGGTCGCACAAGATCCTATTGTCCAGATGCAACAAGCAGAATTGGCTATCAAACAAGCCGAACTGCAACGCAAGACCACCAAAGATCAGTTGGATGCCGCCGCAAAGGCAGATCAACTTGAAATCGAGAAGCAACGGATTGAGGCACAGAAAGAGATTGCAGGTATGCAAGTTGGTGCCAAAGCCGCAAAAGACAAAGCCGACCTTACTACCAAGATGGAGTTAGAAGGTATGAGACTCGGCTCACAAATCGCTCAGCAAAGGGCGCAAGGTTCCAAACCACCGAAGAAAGGCAGTGAATGAGTAATGACATACTCAAGTATCTTTCAGACAAGATACGAGAGGAAATGAAGGTAGTAGAGCAGGATATGGTAAGAGGGACGGCTAAAGACTTTAGCGAGTACAGACACTCTGCTGGGGTTTATCGTGGTCTTCTTATAACCAACAACTTAATTACTGAAACCGCAGAAAGGATGGAAAAAGACGATGACTGAACTCGCCATCGCTACAGAAGAAGGTGAAGTAAGTACTCTGCCAGACACAGACGAACGCAAAGCCAAGCAGTTACCGGATCCTTCGGGGTACCGCATTTTGTGTGGAATTCCTAACATCGACGAGCAGTACGAAAGCGGGATTCTTAAATCTGACCTGACCCTTCAGCACGAAGAATTACTCACAACGGTTCTTTTTGTCGTAAAGATGGGGCCAGATTGCTATAAGGACGCCGCAAGGTTCCCAAGTGGGCCTTGGTGTAAGGAAGGGGACTTTATTCTCGTGCGCCCCCACGCAGGTACACGGCTCAAGATTCATGGTCGTGAATTCCGCATCATCAACGATGATTCTGTCGAGGGAGTAGTTGAAGACCCCCGTGGAATCAGCCGCAAATAGGAGTAAGACATGGCTGAAGAGCAGAAGAAGGATGATTTTGAGTTTGAAGTAGAAGGTGAAGATAAGGGTAAACCCGCAGAAAAAGAAGCAGAGGCTAAGGGAAAACCCGAAGTTGACATCGAAGTTGAGGACGATACGCCGGAGGAAGATCGAGGCAGGACGCCGCTTCCCAAGGAAATTGTCCAAGAATTAGAGGCAGACGAGTTAGAAGAGTATTCCGACAAGGTAAAGACTCGCCTGAAGCAGATGAAAAAAGTCTGGCACGATGAGCGTCGGGCTAAAGATGAGGCCGCAAGGGAGCGGGAAGAGGCTTTGGCCTTTGCCAGAAACGCTATTGAAGAGAATAAACGCCTGAAATCTAGGCTGTCTGAGGGGGAGAAGTCCTTCCTTGATACAGCCAGAGGGGCAGCAGAACTTGAGATGGAGATGGCTAAACGTGCCTACAAAGAGGCATACGAGGCCGGAGATTCCGACAAGGTGGTAGAGGCGCAAGCCAAACTATCAGAAGTAAACTTTAAACTTCAGCGTATAAAAGACTACAGACCCTCTTTACAAACGCCTGAAATTGAAGTAAATAGTAACCAGCAGCAACAGGTACAAGTGCCTCGTCCCGACCAAAAGACGCTTGCGTGGCAAGAGCGCAATACGTGGTTTGGTGTAGACGAGGAAATGACAAGCCTAGCACTTGGCTTGCATCAGAAATTAGAGAAACAGTACGGCAAAGGCTTTGTGGGTACTGACGAATATTGGGATCGTGTGGACACAACCATACGAAAACGCTTCCCCGAACAATTCGAGGAAGAAGAAGTTAAAACGACTAACGGGGGCGGCAAGCCCGTTACGCGCACTGATCGACCTGCCACAGTGGTTGCTCCGGCATCGCGTAGCACATCCTCCAAAAAGATAGTGCTGAAACAGTCGCAACTAAATATTGCGAAACGATTAGGTTTAACCCCTGAGCAATATGCTCGGGAATACGCAAAAACTATGGAGAACTAACATGGCAGAAAACAGACTTGCACGCGAACTTCAAAACCGTACACAAACCGAGCGCCCAAAGGCATGGCAACCAGCATCAACACTGCCTGAGCCAGATAAAGAACCCGGTTATGCGTATAGGTGGGTACGTGTTTCAACCTTAAATCTAGCAGACCCACGCAATATTTCCGCCAAACTGCGGGAAGGCTGGGAGCCGGTAAGGATTGAAGAACAACCCAAGTTCCAGATGTTAATAGACCCCAACAGTCGTTTTAAGGACAACATTGAGGTCGCAGGATTGTTGCTTTGCAAGGCCCCTGAAGAATTTATGGATCAACGAAAAGAACACTTTTCAAAGAAAAATAGAGATCAGATGGAGTCTGTAGACAATAACTTTATGAGAGAGAACGACCCAAGGATGCCGCTCTTTAGGGAGAGAAAATCCACAACGTCGTTTGGAAATGGTAAATAACCTTTTAGGAGTTTAATATGGCTTATCCAACCGTATCTGCTCCGTATGGCCTGAAGCCCGTTAATTTAATTGGCGGTCAGGTTTTTGCGGGGTCAACTCGCCTAATGCAAATTGCAACGACGAATAACGTCGGCTATGCAACTAACATTTTTTATGGCGATTTAGTAAAGCGTGTAACTGATGGAACAATTGAAAAGGATGTTGGAACCACCACGGCAACACCATGTGGCGTGTTTCTGGGCTGTACCTTTACCAATGCTTCTACCGGTCAAGTTCAGATTCAACAGTTCTACCCTGCAAGTCAGGCAGTAGCGGCTGGCACCAAGATTTTTGCCTATGTCGCTGATGATCCTGACACGTTGTTTCAGGTGGTTTCTTGTTCCTCTGGCACTACTGTTGCCGCAATGGGCATTGCCGCAATTGGCGCGAACATTGCATTAATTCAAAACCCCGGATCTACCACTACTGGTAACTCTGCTGTGGCGATTGATGAAGGAACTCAAGATCCCGCAAGTTCTCTACCTATCCGTATTATTGATGTGGTCAGAGAGACAGCAACCGGCGCTGACGCATTCGTCGAGTTTATCGTTAAGATAAATATCGGGACGCATCAGTACACCAACTCAACTGGCGTATAAGGAGCGACTAAATGGCTATTTCTCGTGCCCAACTACTGAAAGAGTTGCTCCCGGGCTTAAACGCTTTGTTTGGCTTGGAGTATGCTCAATACGGTGAAGAACACAAAGAGATCTTTGAAACTGAGACCTCTGAGCGTTCTTTTGAAGAAGAAACAAAACTGTCGGGCTTTTCTGCTGCGCCGGTCAAAAACGAAGGTTCTGCCATCGCTTATGACAACGCACAGGAAGCGTTTTCTGCTCGATACAACCACGAAACCATTGCACTAGGGTTTTCCCTAACAGAAGAGGCAATTGAGGACAACCTCTATGACTCCCTGTCTAGTCGATACACTAAGGCTTTGGCTCGTGCTATGGCTTACACCAAGCAGACTAAGGCTGCTGCAATTTTGAACAACGGCTTCAACTCCTCCTTCCCGGGTGGTGATGGCGTCGAACTGTTCTCAACTCAGCATCCTCTCGTGTCTGGTGGCGTTAACAGCAACGAACCTTCCACTCCGGCTGACCTGAATGAGACCTCCCTTGAGGCGGCTGTTATTCAGATCGCTGCTTGGACGGACGAGCGTGGCCTGTTGATTGCTGCAAAACCACGTAAGTTGGTTGTTCCTCCCAGCCTGATGTTCGTTGCAACCCGCCTCTTGGAGACTGAACTCCGTGTTGGTACGGCTGATAACGACATCAACGCTCTGAAGAACAACGGTTCTATCCCAGAGGGTTACACTGTTAACCACTATCTGACGGATACCGATGCTTGGTTCTTGTGTACTGACGTACCTAACGGTCTGAAGCACTTCGTTCGTACCCCGATGGCAACATCGATGGACGGCGACTTCGACACAGGCAACGTCCGTTACAAGGCCCGTGAGCGTTATTCGTTTGGCTTCTCAGATCCATTAGGAATGTTTGGATCGCCCGGAGCGTAATGTTGTAAGGGAGGGGGGTTGCAAAATCCCCCTCTTGTTGTATTCTGTGGGAACTAGGATTTTTACTCTTATCGACTGACCTAGCAGACTTAGTAGAGACGATAAGAGGAAGTGCTACTACACGAAAGGTCTATCATGGCACGTACTACTTTTTCAGGCCCAGTTCGGGCTGGTTATCAGGGCGGTAATGCGGATCCACAAAATCCAGTAACCCCCACCACTATTAATGCTGGTGAGGTCATTGAAGTTGACCAAGGCACCGGCGCTTATGGTTTCTATTCCCGGGTTGAGCCAACTGTCGGATTTGGTTCTAGCACATTTCAAACTCCCGGTGAGGCTTATGGAATGTTCGGGCGCACCCAAACCGGTGCTCCGTTTGCAACACTCCCAACCACTAATTTTAACCACATGGCTGGTGTAGTTGGTAATTTTGCAGTTATTGGCACTTACAGCAACAACGGCCTGATGGCTGGTGTGATGGGTATTGTTAATACTAATACCCTGTCTGGCGATGCCGCTGTGATGGCGTTCATGGCTGGTGACTCCGGTGTGACTACCGCTCGTGCAGCGTTTGGTGTTGCAATGGCTCAAACTACCGGTGGTTCAGGTTTTGACTACGGTATTGACCTGAAGATGCAAGATCCCATCGCTGATGGCGGTGGACCTTCTGGAGTTATTCCTTACAAAAAAGCCAATATCCGTATGGAAGATGACGTTGTAGTCATGGTTGATGCGGGCGCTCCTGTTGATGGTACGACGGGCGATAACTTTGCTGGCATCGGTTCTATGTACATTGATAGCACCGCTGGGAATCTCTATCTTCAAACAGGCGTTATTACAAGCCCGGTTTGGAAATTGGTTACTCGGGCCTCTTAGTGCTGACTCATAAAGACCCAGAGGTTCAGGCAATGCTTGGACTTCTGGAATCCCAACGAGATCATGTTATGGGCCTAGTGGCTGCTCAAACAAAGCAAATTTTGGAATTAAAAGCCAAACTTGCTAAGTTAGAAACCACAGATACGGAGAACCAAAATGGCATCAATGCAATATGACGTACTAGCGACTAAACCGCTAACGTCTACAGGTGATTTTAAAGATCAGAACGATAACGTCATTCCTCGTTCTCGTATTAAGACAATATATGCAGTTTGCGGTGCTACCGCTGGCTCTGTGGTTGTCCGTGAGGGCGGTTCAGGCGGCAGTATTGTTATTACCGTCAATACACCAGCCCTTGCAGATACCGGATATGTAATGATCCCAATGCCGGGTGAAGGCATTTTGATTAAAACCGGAAATCTTCACGGAACCATCGCTAACACCGCTTCTGTAGTCTTGATCTACGGGTGATGTATGGCTAAGACTCCTGCGTGGCAACGCAAAGAGGGTAAGAACCCAAAAGGTGGGCTAAACGCTAAGGGGCGGGCATCGTACAACGCTGCTAACCCCGGAAAGCCCGGCTTAAAGGCTCCGCAGCCAGAAGGTGGCTCGCGCAAAAAATCATTCTGTGCCCGCATGACGGGTATGAAAAAAAAGTTAACTAGCGCTAAAACCGCTAACGATCCAAACAGCCGTATCAACAAGAGCCTACGGGCGTGGAAGTGCTGATATGGAGATGATGCTTTGGAACATGGTGTTGACAGTATTACTAGGTGTCTTGGCCTATATTGGGCATGAGAAGGCATCTGAGATACAGAGACTCAACATTTTGATTAACAAAACTAGAGAAGAGGTGGCCCGTGATAACGTCACTCAAGCAGAAATGGACAAACTTGTTGAACACATTGACCAACGGTTTAACAAACTTGAAGCAAAAATTGATCAACTTATGCAAAAGGGGTAAGTGATGAAAAAGGTAAAACGGTTTCAAGAAGGTGGTTACGAAGACACCGACGATTATAAAAATCTTACGTTAGCCGCTGACCGTGAGGCGGTTGAGTACGAAGGTGAAAAGATCGCCAAGCCCTTGAGAGAGGCTGCTGAAGCAAAAAAAGCAAAAGCAGCAAAAAGAATTGTTACTAAAGAAGAGTTGGCTAAATCTGGATTTGATAATCTTAGAGATTTCTTAAACGCGGAACGTGGTTTAAAACGTAGAGACACAATGCGTACCCCCGCTCAAGAAGCCGCTGATGATGCAAAGATTGCTGCTGCAATGCGTAAAAGTGATCGTTCTGTTGCAAAAGCAGATGGTTCGTTTTCGGATAGGCAAGCATATAAACGCGCTACTAAAACAGCACAAGAAGAAGAAAAACGTAAAGCAATGGGTATGAAAAAAGGAGGCATGATTGGTTCGGCTTCTAAGCGTGCTGATGGTATCGCTACCAAAGGTAAGACTAAGGGAAGGATTGTGTGATGGAATTAAAAGATCTTGCTAACTTTGGCTCTTTTGGTGCCGCCATACCGGGTACTCGTTCTTTAAAGAAGGACGAGGAAGAAGAAAAACGCCAAATGGAAGAACAAGCCGCTGCTGAACAGGCTGCTGCCCAAGGTATGAAAAAAGGTGGTAAGGTAAAAATGTCCACAGCCTCCAAGCGGGCTGATGGTTGTGCCCAGCGTGGTAAAACTCGTGGGCGGATGGTGTGATATGGCTGATTTTAAATCTATTAAAGATAGTTTTGAGGACAGCAATAGGTATAGGTATTCTTATAACCCGCAAGATCAAACTTATACGCAGTTAAGCGCCCCTTCAATAATTAGCCCTTCCGAAGATTCCACAGGTGACGGAGTAATTAGTAAAGTAGCAAGTACGGTTAATAACCCTTATAGGTATTCTTACAACACACAAGATCAAACTTATACTCAAATTAGTGGCCCCGGGATGAAAAAAGGTGGTAAGGTCAAAATGTCCTCAGCGTCTAAACGAGCCGACGGTATTGCTACTAAGGGCAAAACGAAAGGCCGGATTGTTTAATGTATTTGACAAGCAACATTCCGTATTTTAAATGTTGGGTTAGAAAAGAATTTACAAATGGGCATCAGGGATATCACGGGGAGTATGTACACGCATTAGCAGTAGCAGTAACAACCATCCCCGACAGGTGTCTTAGTTTTCAAGTCATATTTACTGGGTGTGAAGCAGATGATGGCAGTCAACCAAATGTACATGGCGGTGCAATGTGGGCAAGGATGCCGATTACCGCTTTGGTTGGAGACATACCGCTTGAGCAATGGCCTGAGCGTATGCAAACCCATCTGGCGCAGCCTTGGGACTGTAGTTCGTATAACCACGGGATTGTTAAGATTGATCGGGCGCAGCCCTCTCCGTGGCTTTGTAAGATCAATAACGAGTTTCACACCGGGCGGTATCTGTTCACGGTTGACTATGCTGAGAGCGAGGTTTCAGAAGACCCGTCCCAGCATAAACAAAGCCATGTGCTTATACTGACTGATGCAGGAAAATGGACAGGAAACATAGTGGCATTACCGAATAATCGAGTGCGAGTTACCAGCCCAGCGTATTGGGTTACTGGGCAAGGAGCGCCTGATTTTAAACCCAGCCAATGGATTCATTGTGCAGAGCAGGATGATTCGTACATGGATCCAGAGGTAACTTTTAATAACTTGTATAAGGAGTCTAAGAAATGATGAAGTCCAAGATGATGGCTGGTGGCGGGATGATGAAAAAGATGGCCTCTGGTGGTATGCCGATGGGGCCAGATGGTAAGCCTACTTTTGTTGGTGATGGCAAAGGCAAGATGGCTGGCGGTGGTATGGCTAAAGCCAAGATGGCGGCTGGTGGTGGCATGATGAAAAAAGGCTATGCTTCTGGCGGCATGATGTCCAAAATGGCTCCGTCTAAAATGGGTAAAGTAGCGACTGGCAAGCCTGCCACGGGAAGCGCCTCTAAGCGGGCCGACGGTATTGCTATGAAAGGCAAAACCAAGGGCAAACTGCTTGCTAAGGGCGGCATGACCAAATGAGACCCAGCCGTGGGATGGGGGCGATTAACCCCTCTAAGATGCCGAAGGCCAAGACGATTACCCGCAAGGATAATCCGAACGAGGTTGAAATGTTTGCCAAGGGCGGTGAGTCCAAGGTAAACGAGGCTGGTAATTACACCAAACCCGGTATGCGTAAGTCTATATTTGAGCGGATTAAGGCTGGCGGTAAAGGGGGTGCTCCGGGTCAATGGAGTGCCCGTAAGGCTCAGATGTTGGCTATGCAGTATAAGAAGGCTGGCGGTGGGTACAAGTGAAGTGGTCAGACAAGCGCAAAAGGTCAATTAACTGCGATAGCC